TGAGACTCTGTTCAATAAGGAAGGCTATAGCTGGGCTACAGTTGTTAAAGCCTTCACAGATAAAGGACTAACCGAAGAGGATGCTCTGTTGAATGCAAGGCTAGCCCGAATACTTACAATCGAGGACTATGATACCGAACAACAAGAACCCAAACTCTGGACGCCCGAAGCTACCTATACCATTAACACTGGAACAGGACTTCAAGATGAGAGTGATTGAAGATAATTTACGTAAACATTATAGCAACAAGGAGGATGTAATCACCGTCTTCCTTGCATTACAACGTCAGAACTTTGCACTTGGCAATGCTCTGAAAGATTTTATAGAAAATAGTATTATTATTTAACATGTCAGAACTAATCTCCCGCACTGGTCGGGTCCAATCTTGGTTGGATAACCCAGAATCCCGACTACCTGTTTCATGTACAACTTTCGTAGTCGAAGACTCAATGGAAGGACCTAATGGTATAGAAGCTAGCTGGAGGTTCGCTAGTCATGCACTACGTTTTGGTGCAGGCTGTGCTATCCACCTGTCTAAGCTTAGACCAGCAGGGCATGAAAACAACAAAGGACTGGTTGCTACTGGACCAGTCAGCTTTGGTAAAATATACTCCGCACTAAATGAGACACTCAGACGTGGAGGAGCTTACAAAAATGGAGCCATCGTACTCCATCTAGACCTATGCCACCCAGATGTGGTGGACTTTATAACTGCAAGCAGATCAGAACTGCCTTGGGTCAAGCGTTGCGTCGACATTGACGACGATATGTGGAAGTTTGCAGATCAAGATACAAAGGATGCCTTAATATATGGAATCAAATCAGGAGACGTCTGGCTCAACAAAATCAGACATACAGAGACCGGGGAGCGTATCTATGGAAACGTCTGCCTTGAAGTATACTTGCCCTCACGTGGAACTTGCTTGTTACAGCATGTCAATCTCGGTGCCTGTACACTCGACAACTTACAAGAGGCTTTCGTATCAGGCATGTCCCAGTTGTGTGATCTCCATGGCCGGACAGGTGTTGGAGAATCTGGAGAATACCTTACCCCAGAAATCGACAGACAAGTCGGGCTTGGAGTGTTGGGTCTTGCCAACTTCCTCAGACGTTACGATATCACGTACGAAGAATTTGGAGAAGCACTACGAAAAGTTAACCTCGGACATTCAGCAAGCAACGCAGCTGGACTTGCCGCTTGGGGACTAAACAATGCTATCTTTGAAGCAGCACAGATAGCTAGACAACATGACATGGTAAGGGCGTTCGCTATTGCACCCACTGCCAGCTGCAGCTATCGCAGTAAAGACCTAGACGGCTATACATGCACACCCGAGATAGCACCACCAATAGCTAAGACCGTAGACAGAGACTCTGGCGAGTTCGGAGTTGAGAGAGTGAGCTACGGAGACGTTGAGATAGCAAGTGAAGTAGGATGGGACGCTTACAAGCGTGTAGCAGACGAAATCATGACGATGCTCGATAGGACTGGATTGCTTCATGGTTACAGCTTTAATAGCTGGAGCGATGTTGTAGAATACAACGAAGCATTCATAGAAGAGTGGCTATATAGTCCACAGACTTCTTTATACTATTCCCTTCAAGTCATGGGTGATGTACAGGATAAGTCAGACGCATACGCTGCACTGGCTGACACTGATGTCGACAGTTACTTGGCAGGGATTATTGGAACTGAATCAAAAATCGAATGTGACTGCCAACAATGAGAATACATCCTTACACACAATTATTAGAAAGAAAAAGAACATGGACACCAGTTGTCCCAACAAAAGGCGAGGTGAAATACGGTGCTGAAGAAACCATCAAACGTGCTCTCGCAATACGTCATATGGAGCTACCAGTTGGAGAATTTATTTCTCAAGGCTTGGAGAAAGAAGTCCCGCAGTCAGCGAGGACACTTCTTGAGTCAAACGTTAAAGACGAGATTAAACATGATCTCGCTTTGGGCTACATTGTTGACGCCCACGGTGCCGACGAACAAGCAGAACTGGAGGCGTTAAGACTAAGAGATGCTTGGATTGCACACCCTGACCATACTATCACAAAGGCACTCGTTGCAGAGCGAGCTATATTCTTTGTTTTACTGCCTTTCTTTAGGTTTAATGGTGATGCTGCTCTCAGAACAGTATCAGCTGATATATCCAGAGATGAACAGATCCACGTTGCAACAAATAGCCTTGTATGTGCTGAGCTGGGTCTTAATCCTAGCAGTAGCTTGGATAAGCTTAGGAAGGCAACTATTAACTGGATAGTACAACCACTAGGTATAAATACTGACGATAAATATTTGGACAAAAAATTTTGGCTGGATGCGAGCGATCAGTTAATGTATCAGGGCAAAGCCCCACAGTTTTCTGACACCAGAGCAGCTCGCATGCCAGCATTCTTTGAACATGCAAACACAAACCTCCCTCAATATGCTTGAGCCTATCATTGGCCCAACACCAGAGTCTCTTCTGAATGAAATGGAAGAGACCTTCCCACCAACTACACCCCACCCAAAGGAGGAGCTCGCTAGTATTATGTACAAAGCAGGGCAACGCTCAGTCGTGGAGTGGTACGAAAAGCGATTAACTAAATGAAATTCCACCTAGCTCAGCCTCAAGATGTAATATATCTATGGCCTGAGATCAAACCACTCATCAATAAAGTATTAGAACATAGCAATGCTGAAGCAGATGCTGAAATTTTCTTCTTACCTATCTATCAAGGTCAACAACAACTGTGGATAGGATTAGATGGTAAAGGAGGTGAGATACCTTGTGTACTTATCACAGAAGTACTACAGTATCCGCTGAAGACTGCCATGTTCGTACACGTCTGGGTGACACGATCCGGACACGATTATACCCCTTGGGTAGAAGCCTTTGAAGAAGTTAAAGATTCCGCACGTGTAAACGGCTGTGAATTTGTAGAAGCAAGGGCTCGAAAAGGTCTAGCTAAGAAACTTGTAAAAGAATCTGGCTGGAAAGAACATCAAATAATAGTAACAACGGAACTTTAACTATGGGATTTGTAGGAGGACTAGCAAGTGGTGTACTCGGTGCAGTTGGTCTAGGGCCAAAGGGCTCATCTAGCTCAACCACCATTAATAACACCTCACAAAATCCTTACGAAGATCAGTGGATCAGAGATAAATTCTCAACAGGTCAGTCTCAGATTGATGAGCTGACTAAATTCATGAATGAACGTAAGGCTGCACTAGCTACACCACAATACTATGACGTCGGTGGCGGACAGTCTGTCAGGCAAGATCAGTTTGGTGAGTTTATAACAAACCAAATCGGTAAACAAACTGGAGACTTTAACAGACAGCTAGCAGAATACCAAACAGGAGTTGACAGAAGTATTAATCGACTTGGTCAGCAACAGTCAGCAGCACGAGACTCACTTAAGTCTACATACGATGCAAGGCTAGCTGATATAACATCCGCAGCTGGTATGAGAGATCAGGCTTTAGCTAACATAACTGCTGCAGGCAGTGCAAGGGATGCTAGACTAGCTGACATAACATCTGCTGCCGGAGCAAACGAGCAGGCTCTTCGAGCACAGTCGGAAGCTTTAGCAAAGCAAGGTGAACGTGCTAGAGCAGGCCAAGCTGCAAACCAAGCAGCCATACAAGCAGCCACTCAACGAAATCAACAAGCTTTACAGCAAGCTACCTCACAGTATCAAGCAGGCCAACAGGCTAACGAAGCTGCAATCAGAGCACAGCAAGAAGCTATGGCTCAACAGACTCAGGCATCCAGAGCTGCACAAGAGCAGAATCAAACGGTAGCTGGAGTCAAATCTAAGATAAAACCTAAAAACCAATTTAGGTATGGTACAGGCGGTAGCTTTAACCGTTCTGGACTTAGAATATCATCACTTAATATCTAACAATGACAGCAAAAGAACGCTATGATTATTTATGCAGTGATCGTAGCCAGTTTCTAAACGAAGCAGAGGAAGCAACTAAACTTACCCTACCATATCTAATCAGAGGACACGAAGATCAGTCCAAAGGTATGAAGCAGTTGAAGACACCATGGCAGTCAGTTGGGGCTAAAGGAGTGGTAGCGTTAGCATCAAAGCTTTCGCTATCTCTCGTACCTCCACAGACTAGCTTTTTCAAACTGCAAGTGGATGAGTCACAGCTAGGTGACGTGCCACCTGAGCTCAAATCAGAACTAGACTTATCCTTCTCAAAGATAGAACGAACCATCCTTGATTCTATTGCAGCATCAGATGATCGTGTAGTAATACACCAAGCATTACAACATCTAGTTGTAGGTGGTAATGCTCTTATCTTTATGGGCAAAGCAGGGTTGAAATTATTTCCTCTTAATCGCTTCGTACTAGAACGAGACGGCAACGGAAATGTAATTGAAATAGTCACAAGAGAACGTATCAACAAGAAACTAATAGAAAAATATCTACCTCCCGAGGAGGAGATGCCTTTAGTATCTGAGGGTGAACCAGAAACAAAAGAGTGTGATATATACACTCATGTCAAACGTGAGAACAACAGAGTAGTTTGGCATCAAGAAGTAAACGGTAAAGAATTAGCCGATTCATATAGTAAGGCTCCAGTCGATGCAACACCATGGTTACCACTACGTTTTAATACAGTAGATGGAGAAGCTTATGGTCGTGGTAGAGTTGGTCAATTTATTGGGGATCTCAAGTCTCTCGAGGCATTGTCTCAGGCACTTGTAGAAGGCTCTGCAGCAGCTGCTAAAGTTGTTTTTGTAGTATCACCCTCAAGCACCACTAAACCCCAGACACTGGCGACTGCAGGCAACGGAGCAATCGTTCAAGGACGACCTGATGACATCGGTGTAGTACA